GTGCGTGCCACTCGCGCTGTAGTGCTCCACGTAATCGCCGTCCATTTTTTTGTTTTGTGTGTCACGTTTTGTGTCACAAAAAAAAATGCCTAAAATTTGCACTAAAAAAAAAATTTTAGCTCAAAACCACAAAAATAAATATCGACTTAGTTAATATACCGAGTTGCACACGGTGTATTATCATCACGACGGAGGGCGTTAGCTCGACGTGTCGCAGTTGAAGAGGCTCATTACCTCAACGACAATTGAGGTCATTCCTCTGATCACGTCCGTGACAGTTGGACAACAGGGTGCGTTGGCGGTACGTAAGTAATTAGCGTACTGTTGGCTGCTGTATAGCCCATAAGCGTTGTCATTGCACTGTGTACGAAACCCACCAGGGGAAGTACTTCCGAAGTAAGGCGCCTGCGCGTGCCCGAAGGTTCGAACCACACACAGCTGCGATATACTGGGAGTATAATATAGAGGTTCCTGTAGTGGGAGTAGGCCCCCCACTACACAGAAGGGTTATACTTTTTATATTATATCCCATGACCCATCAGGGTTTCTTTTAATTATTTGTTCCCACCTCCGTGGGCCTAGCGCCTCAGAATTGAACCTAGGATTTAGAGTTTCCATTAAATCCTCTGCACGTGCAGTCATGTCGGCATCTACGGTTGTTGTAATGCTGGGATACCTAGGGAAGAAAACGCCTGGATCTATGCTCTCTATCTCTTGCGACGGTCCGAACTTTATGTGTAGTGTGTGGTCAGGTACCCCCGGCCGTATTTCAAACAAATGTGGCCACATTTGTTTAGCGTTTTTCCAGCAGTACCGTACACATATGCTTGTCTCCCTTGGTACTCTTATATGAATCTGGTGCTGAGTTCCACATTGGGGACCGGCTCCAGGGATATTCGCAGGTCTGGCGAATCCGTACCACTTTCTAGGCCAAGGCTTGTACGAAACGCCTTTTCTGTAGACTTGGAGACTGATCCATTTCGCTGCTTCGCCTTTGAGCGTGGCCGAGGCTCCTGGTATATGTTCCGGAGGTCCTCCGTAAGGGCCGTGCCACGTGTTTCCGCACGACGCACAGATTGGTGCGAGTCTGTGGTCTTCTGCAGGCGTGTGAGGCAGAGGAATATCAAAGTCATCATAGCTATTATAAGTCCATCTAGCGTTGTGTAGTTCGAACTCGAGGATGAAGTTTCCTTGATCGATGGAGATGCGCTCGGTGTTAACAAGTTCATCCCCTCCTATAAGAACAGAACCTTGAGGTCCCTGTGCTCCTAGTTCACGTATAATTTGATGGACGTGTCCGGGGGGGTGAAACATTTTGTTCTGTATAGAGATACAGTTAAACTGTCGGAATTCGTTTCGAATCGGACAGAACACGATGTCACTTACTCCTTACAAGCGTGTACGTGATCTCAAAGGTACCGCAGTTTCCCTCGCTTCGAGGTATTTGCGGCCTAACGTTGAGAATTATTTTGCACGTGTAGGTAGAAGAGTAGGTGGATATGCAGCAAGAAGCGCCCTCGCTCTTATCCCAGCTGGTCCGCTTGTTGGAGGCGGCGGAGGCCCTTCTCCCAGCAGCGGAAGTAGTGTCCCACGCAACATCCCATTCCCCTACTCCTTCCCCCCTCTCCCCCCACTCGGCGCTGCCGCAGCTCCTGCGGGCTCAGTGGCAGCAGGTACTCAAACGGGCCGCGGAGGAGTACGTGGAAGATGGGGTGACAAGAAAGGCCGCCGCAGGTCTGTTGTTGGGAGACTTGTCCCAGTTGTGCGTCGTGCTAGGCGCCGTTCTGGGTGTCGAACCAAATCAACTCGGCGCCGCAAGTGTTCTTGTTGTGCAGCAAGCCGCAAGCGCAAAAGCGTCCGATGCTCTGGGTCTCGGTCCAGGGCTCGCGGGCGGCGGCGGACGGCCCTTAGGCGAGCGTCTATAGTGGTAGTGCGTTAGATACAGTATCTCTGTATCTTTAAAGTGTAGGTGTAGTTTGTTCTAAACAAGAATGCCCCGCCGTTATTATGTTTTGTCAAGCAAGAGGCGTTCGCGCCGTCGTATGCCTAGCATGCGCACTATCCGCAACATGATAAATTACCCCTCGCGGGAGTTTGTCACCATGCGTGTGCCTAGGAATCCTAATTCCTGGGGCGCGTGGACTGCAGCGAATGCACCAGGTACTCGCCGTATTTCCGCACCGTACATGAGCGCCGCGTTGGGCACCCAGTGGCGGGGTAGGGGTGAGTACACCAATGCATCTAACCAGGGGAATCATTATTCCCTTTTTGGTAATGCGTTCAGCGGTAACTCACTCACTATCCCCTCACTTTCCAACTTTTTTGGTGCAGGCGATTACAGGCAGGGTGGCGCCGGTGGGGATATGGGAGTTGTGGACAACTCCATTACTGGGGAGGGTCTCAGCAGTGAGGGTATTCCCCAGTTTTCTTCCCATACGTCTACGTATACCGTGTCTAAGAGCGAGCTGGTGCAGAAACTCTTTGCACCCCCAGCTGGGAGTCAAGAGATTCAGTACAGGTACTCGCTCAATCCCGGACTGCTTGAGCTTTTTCCTTGGCTGTCGTTGGTTGCAGCCCAGTTCGAGGAATATGAGTTCAAGCAGCTCATGTTTTACTACAGACCCATGGTGTCTGACTTTTTTTCAACCAGCGGTCAGACTGGTACTGTTGCAATGGTGACGCAGTATAATGTTCATGATCCCCCTTTCAGTGACCTGCAGACTGCCCTCAACTATGATATGGCTGCTGCTGGCAAGACGACTGGTATGCAGCGTCATGGTGTTGAGTGCAATCCTGCTCTCAATTCTGGTTCTCCTGGCAAATTTGTTCGGTTGGGTCCCATTGAGAACACTGGATACGGTGGTAGCCAGCCTGATCTTCAGTTGTATGATCTCGGTAACACGTCAGTTATCATTAACGGCACGGACCCAACTCTGGCTGGTCAGATGGTTGGGTTTTTGTACGTGTCCTACACCGTGGAGTTGAGGAAGCCCAAGCTTCCTAACAAGCGCGGCGAGACCATTTGCCGCGACTACTTTTCCTCGAAGACGTTCTACACCACGCCCATTTATCCAATTCCATCCACAGATATTGTGTACGGTCAGCAGAACCGTATCAATGAGAATGGCCAGGGGCTTGTTATTTCTCAGCCACCTGGTACTGAGATTTTCTTCACTTACACTATTCCTGCTTGGTTTACAGGGCAGTTGTCGATGACTGTCCGTGTGGCTTCTGTTCAGGCCATTTTTGGGGCCGCACCCGCAGTCATTCCTGCTGCATGGCAATGGACCCCACTCAGCAGTTCACCAAACATTACCTCGATTTCTGACCTGTGGGATGCTGACTATAACTCTGGTACTGGCCAAGCCCAAACCATTACCAAGGCGTCTGTGTCTGTTCCCAGGGTTTTTGTGAATCCCAACAACACAAGCACGTGGATTCAATCCGTTGAGTACCATTTTAACGTTGGTTTAGCAACAGTTGCTGGTTCCTCTATAACGCTCAAAGGCAATGCCTACGTTAATAACGCACCAATCTTTTTCTGGACTGTTGATGTCCGGGAGTACAACACTTCTTTTAACAGTGTTTCCGGTCCTCCTTTGCTTCTTGACCAAAATGGAGCGTCTGTGCCCTCACCTTTTAACTAGGCTCCTGCCCACGACCCACCAGCAGCACTAGGTATAGGCGATAAATGGGGCCGCGGAGAGAAACCGCCAACCGTCGCAAACAGATGCGCGCCGCACGCGCATCAGTTTGCGACGGTTGGCGGTTTCTTCCGCGCAATGGCGCCTATGGCGCCCGAGTTACTATCGAAACCCAAAAAAAATATAATTAACGTGTTAATCCTTTTTTGCCCGCTTTAGAGCTGCCCAGCGCTCCGCCGCCTCCTCATCATACTCATCTTCAACGTTGGGGCGTTTCTTGGGGGCCAGTGGCCCTTTGATGCCAATGCACGTAGCGGCCGCTTTGAAGCTGCATTCCCACGCACCGTGGGTGCAAGTTGCTGACGTGCACTTGACCTCCTCCTCCGTCTGCGCCTTGAAGATAGGGAACAGGGCGTGCTCCGCAACAAGCTCTTTTTTGGAGTTGATGGTGTATATCTCCCAGCGGTCCGCTGACATCTTGGATTTGTCCGGCATATCATTGCTGAACACCACCACGTGCGGCGTGTTGAACACCGCCATGCCGCCCTCGTACTTGCCAGAGAAGAAGCAGCCGTCCTTGACCTTCTCCAGGGTCTGGTAGGACATGTAGTCTTTCTGGCAGCGCGGCACGTCCACGATGACGCGGTCCAGGGCTTTGGGGTTACCCCCCTTCTTGGGGGCTAGCCACTCAGCGACGCCGTGGAAGGCGTCCGCAGCCTTGCCCCCC